TTTTGGGCCATTACATCAAACTGAAAATTGAAGCAAAATCCAAGGTGGATTCAGAGCTTGAAATTGAAAAAAAGAAGTCCTTGGAAACGTGGCAAGCCAACATGGAAAAGACGATCCTTCAATGGCAAGAGGGCGCAAAAGAAAGAACTGCGGGAATATGTAAAAAGCTTGATGAAATAAAAGATGAGGTGCACGCAAAGCAGGGAATAAGGGCTTGTGAAAAGAAACATGATGACATCGACAAAAAACACGATACTCTTGAAAAGAAGTTAAACCATATCGAAGAAAAGGTGTTTTACGCATGACGGAATTGCTTGAAAAACGACTGAGATTCACTCGCCATTTAACGGATTTAATAGTACACTTCAACCAGAAACCGGGGGTTGATGTGGCTTACGGGAGAGATTTTGATGAACAATACGAACGAACAAAAGACGGGAAGCCCCTCCGTCACATGCGGGGCAGCCTTCATTATTTGGGCCTTGCCAATGATGTCGCTTTATATTTGCACGGAAAATACCAAGAGAATACTGAGGCTTATGCTGAAATGGGAGCGTACTGGAAAAGCCTTGATGTCGATAACCGCTGGGGAGGAGAATTTCGGGACAAAAAAGGAAACCCTGCTCCAGACGGATGCCACTTCAGTATCGAGTATCAAGGACGCAAATGAGAAGTCCTGAAATTGTCTTGGACAAGCGTTGGATGCCCGTTTTTTATGTGATCGCTATGACTGTTAAAGACTTGGATATTAGAAGGATGATTATTAAGACGATTTCCGTCTATGTGATGGCATCTCTCTCCGTCTTTAAGCGGGCGTCCAATGGTAGCTTCGGCAATGATAATATGTTCAAATACATATCCCTTTTTGTCGGCCCTTGGATGATTATAAAGAAGAACCTTTTTGTATCCTTTTTTAATAATGTACGGTTTCTGGACATATTTTCCGTAACAAGAGGAAGAACAGAATCTTGGCTTCTTACGATTGGTGCGATGATAAGCATAAAAAAGCTCTCCGCAATATTCACATCTATTTTGCAATGGCTTGGGATTATGAGGCTTTTCGCCACGAATTATATGCCGATAATGCTTGCGACAGTATCCTCTACCGAAGTGAGTGTCTCCACATATAGAGCAGGTCTTTCTTGCTGGGGTAGATTTGCGTTGTTCATTAAAATTTTTCCCTGTTTGCCATTTCCCGTAACAGGTGGCAGAACAAAATCTCTTGTTGATTGTTTTGGAACCACACACTTCACAAGTATTCATAATAACCTCCTTTATGGAGTGAATATAATCATTTAATTTGAAGTTGTCAATATGAAAGTCGATGGCAATCATTTTTCAATCACTTATGGAGGGAAATCATGAGGATGGAGCAAGTAAGAAGGGAAAGGTGCGAAGCAATGTTTGAGGCGAGGATGTGCGATCATTGCTTTGTAAAAGCAGATTATTGCAAGGTTGGAACAATTGAGCGTAGGAAAGAGGAACGCAGAAAACGGGAACGGAGGGGTGAATGAAGATTCTGGTTTGCGTTCTTTTTGTGGTGTTCTGCGTTGCGGGGTGCTGTATCGACAAATTTGGAAGAGTGTGGGTAGGGAAATGCTATGAGGGAAAGGAGATTGACATGAACCCATCGGAAATTAAAAATGACAAAGATATGATTAAATATCTTCAGCAACAAAACGATATTTTAACAAAGGACAAGGAAAAGCTTACGGCACTATTGGAAAAAAGAGACGTAGGGGAAGGACACCTTTTAGGAAAGAAGAAATGGGTTGAGCCCGTATGGTGGCAATTATGAAATGGTACGATGTTTTGTTGGTTTTGGCAATGCTTTGCATGGTGTTGGGATTGGTGATGGTTGGATTGGGGTTGTTCTCAAACCACACCTATCATCCATTTTATTAGGAGGATATGCGGACATGATGAAACGACTACTGACCATCGGATGCGTAACGCTGCTCCTTGCGACGCTGATTGGGTGCGGTCCCTCGGCGTTGCAGATTCAGGCCGAGATTGCGTACTACGAAGCGATCGCCTCTATTCAGAAGAACCAGGCCGCTAAACCATTGGTAAGGATTGTGCCAAGTGATCCAACCAAGGCAATGATGATGGACAACGTAGGGGCAATCGAAGTCTATCAGCAGGTGGCGGACAAGAGCATCGTCCAGTACCAGCAACGGGACTATTCCGAACCCGCCTGGCGTTTTCTCACGGCGGCAACGGGCATCATTGCACCGTGGGTAGGGGTAGGAGTGCTGGCCCATGAGTTCGGGCAGATGAATAACGGCACGACCTACAACTATCACAACGAGGTAGGGGCAGGGGCAACGGGGCAGTTCCGGGTAGTCGGAAATACAAGCGCAACAGGAGGGCCAGCAACGGGGATCAGCGATGCGACAAGTACACCCACAGTTGTCAACCCGGTCATCATGGAACCGAGCGTGCATATTGTGCCGCAGCCGGAGCCTATCATAGTACAACCAACCAAATAAGGAGGATAACATGGTAGCGTATATCATCGACAGACTTAAGGAAGCATCGACTTGGCGTGGCATCATCGCATTTCTAACGGCGGCGGGCTTGTCCATCAGCCCCGAGTTGGGAGAGAAGATTATCGCCGTCGGCCTTGCCATCATCGGCGTCATCGGGATGGTGTTCAAGGACGGCAAGGGTGGAGCGGAGGTGAAGTGATGGCAACATTCTTCAAACTGCTGTTTAGTCTGCTTGGGTCGAACAGTGTTTACAAGCTCATTGACAAGGCGTTGGACAACTACCACGCTCTCACACCAGAGCAAATCGCGGCTCTGAAAAAGAGGTTCGATGACATCCCCGAGTGATTATAAGACCATGAACCCATTGATTGCAAGGATTCTGCTGACAGTTGCGATTAAGATGAAGCATTACGAGAACCTTACAGAAGATCAGAAAAAGGCTTTTCAGGAAGCCGTAAACAAACTGCCCGTAAGCGAACTGCAGACGGGAATGGAGCCATAGGAGGATGGTATGAAAAAGATTATCGTAGTGATTTTGGTATTGTTGGCAAGTACAGTTTTTGCCGCTGATCCATACATTGTAACAGACCCTCAAGAGGGAGTTATCGGATATACTCTTGGCGGGTTGACGGATCAGACGGTTGCGGCACAGCAAGATGGATCGTTGCTTTATAACGTGCGGAGTGCTCCGATAGGAACAACCGAAGTAACAATTGCGGCTTGTAATTTATGGGGGGATTGCGGTGCCTCCGTCCCTTTCGTTTTAAAACGGATCGTACCGGGGCCGCCTGTTGGGACACGATTCGAGGTCAGATAGTATGCGTAGAGTATTTCACATACTTGCCATTGTGATGATAGCGGCACAGGCATACGCATTGGATTGCAGTCACAAGCCCCCATGCCCTCCCGGCACAACGGCACAAGAGTCGGTTTCTTGCGATGCCTGTTGTCCTACTGGTTCATTCATTACCAGTGCAGAAGATAAGTTTTGTTGCCCAGAGGGTTATATCCCATCTCCAGATAACACAAACTGCATTCCAAAAGGGGCGTTCCTCAAGTCTGATGGAACGTGTTATGTCATGAATGAGACAGATGCCTGTTGTCTGGCGGGATGGCACACCGTAAATCAGTATGAATGCTGTCCAGATGGTTTCACACTTGCTACTGATAATGAATTTTGCTGTACGCAAAGAGCGGACGGGAAATGTTGTGCTCCGAATTTCAGGTTGAATGTACTGACTGGACGTTGCATTCCCCCGAAGCCAACGGGGGTGATGTTAAGGTGAAGTCGTTAGAGGAAAGAAGGAAATCGGATAGGGAAAGACAGGCAAAGTGCCGAAACAAGAAACTGGAGAAAGAGTTTTACGCAGAATTTTCCAAACTCAAAACCATGAAGGAGGGGGCAGAATGGATGAGGATGAGGAGAATAAACCAGTGGAAACCGCCGTTAAAAGATATGGAAGCAATATGGAGGGAATTGCATGGTGACTGTGAAAGTCGGCAAGGCTGTGAGTGAAGACATTATCACGATAAAGGAAGTCCACAACATTCCACAGGAGAAGTTACCGGCAATATGTTTTTGCAACGGGTTTACTTCTCTTTTTGGGATGCTGATTTCGTTGCGGACAAACGAGTATTATAACCATTTCATGATGCTTACAAGCCCTCATGAATTCGCAAGCCAATGGTGGTGGTACAAGAAATTCCCGGTGGAGCATTTTTCTAAACACGCCATTAAAATCGTTTGGAACGAAAATTGGACGGATGTCCAGAGGAAGGTGATACTCCAATCGGTTGAAAACCGCATGAAAGAAGGGCCGTGGAAAACGAGGTATGACATCCTTGGGGTTATCGGACAGGCTATCGGGGTTCCAAGTCTCCAGAACAAGAAACTGGATTACTGCTCCGAAACAATCAAGCATATTGCTTTGGTTGATCCTGAATGTGCGAAGTTTTTGGATAGTGAACCGCACCCGAGGCCGGAAGAAATTAACGATTGGGTAAAAACGCAATCAGGATACAGAACCTTGGCAAGAGTGGTACCAGAATAGGTTATGCTTCGGGGGATAGGCTTATAACCGAAAGCCGGACTCCCTCACCGGCCCTCCCCCGAAGCCACTTACAAGAGGGATACCCTACGAGGGATAGGAGGATTCATGTTTAAAGAGATTAAGGTAGTAGCGACATTTAACGAAAGAACTGGGTACGGGATTCACGGTTCGAGGTTTTTCCCGAAACTGTTGGATCGTCTTGGAAAGTTTAAGGACGGAGAGGGTGTTGCTACCGTATCCCTCCTTGATGTGGTATCTGCCTCCCATGTCACGGCAGTTCACCCGTCTCCGTCCATCCTTTACAACGTCTGGGAGTCAACGGAATATCCAATGGCTTTCATGGAGAAGCTGAAAAATTACGATCAGCTTTGGGTTCCTTCTGAATGGCAGAGGTCTTGTTCAATTGCACAGGGAATACCGGAAGAGTTTGTAAAGGTAGTGCCGGAAGGCGTTGATCCAGATGTTTACAAGCCAGTAGATGTTGAAATCGGGGAAATATTTACATTTGTTCATGTGGGGCAATGGCAACCGAGAAAATCCACTTTGGAAGTCATACAGTCTTTTTTGAAAGCGTTTCCAGACAACGACAGCGTGCGGTTGGAATTGTCTGTGGATACGTTGTTTCCATCGGATCAGTACAAATCCACTGAAGAAAGGTTGGAAGCCTGTGGCATCAAAGACAAAAGAATCATCGTTGTGCATTTCGAGGAAAGAGAGGACTATATCAGGAGGTTACAGAGGGCGGGGTGCTTTGTTAGCTGTTCACGTTCCGAGGGATGGGGTTTGCCGATCATCGAGGCAATGGCGTGTGGAGTACCGACAATCGTGGCAGATTTTGGAGGTTCAACCGAGTACGCTTTTGATGCGATTAAAGTACGTGTGCCTAAACTGATTAAGCCCTATGGGATTTACGGAAACTGGGATGTGCCGGGGTACTGGGGAGAGCCTGATTTCGATCATCTGGTGGAGCAAATGAGGGCTGTTTACAGCGATTATTACGGTTACAAGAAAAGAGCCCTTGAATCATCTGAACGGATAAGGCGGGACTTCTCATGGGACAAGGCCGCAGACAAGGCTATGGTGATTCTTGAAAGTCTGTCACAGCGGTACAAGCCACAGGAATACAAGATCGAAAACAAGAAAGAAGGAGTTTTCGTGGTGGATTGCTGGCCCAGTTCAAAAGAAAAGATGCAAACGCTTGTTGAAACGGTTGAGCAAATCCATAGTTACGGGTTTCCGGTGATTATAACTTCTCATTATGCCCTGCCGGATGAGGTGATTAAAAAGGCAGAATACTACATTTATGACCGTGAAGATATCATGTCTGGTGATGACAAACCCTATTATTGGAGAATCAGACCGGACGGAACAAGGGAAACAAAACGAGCCAATGTCGAATATCAGGGTGTCGCCGCAATAAACAACTTCCGGAATGCCATCGATTTCTGCCGAGGAAGGTTCGAGTGGGTATACCAGATGGGGGCAGACATTGAGGTCGATATGGAAACGTGGTTATCCCTTGTTTCGTCCTCTGATAAAGACTTGGTTTGCATCCCGTATGAAGGAGTTAAAAACGGCGTTGGCGGCGGTATCATGGCCGGTAAAACGGAACTATATGACAAGCTGATACCAAGGCTGAAATCATGGAAGCAGTATGCAGACCTGTACCCGAATGAGAAGTTTGTTGCGGAACGATGGCTTTACCGTTACTTCACCGATACAATGCCGGATTTCGATAACATTGTCGATTGGGTGAATATTGAGACAACAAACAGGTGGGATAACGTGGACAGAACGGTTTGGAAAGACGATGACTTTATCTGCCATTTCGTAGAAGGGCCGTTCCTTCAGATTGTCGGGGGAAGTGTAAACGAATACGATGTGGAGTGGTCAACTCCAACCAATCCGCTTTTGTACACGTTGAAGCAGAAAGCGGGAATGTGGAGCCGTCCGAATATAAAATATTATCAGCCGTGGACTGTCAAGGCGAAGCTGAACGGGGAAGTCAAATTTGAGCATTCCTTTGATCCCAGAGGGAAAAGGGTTCTTGTGTGCATGGGGTCAAAGGCTTTGGGTGACACTTTGGCGTGGATGCCCTATGTAGAAGAATTCCGTAAAAAGTGGGATTGCCACTTGATCTGTTCGAGTTGGTGGATTGACATTCTGGATTACCCTGAAATTGAATACGTGAAGCCGGGTTCTGGGGTGGAAAACATTTACGCAAGTTTCAATGTGGGGTGTTTTGACAATCAGTTGGAATTGAATGTCGAAAACTGGAGAACAACGATACTCCAGAAAGTGTCTGCGGACATCCTTGGGATCGATTACACGCCGATAAAGGCAAAGCTGAAATTTACTCCGCACCGTGAAGGGAACGGGAAACCCAAAAAGCCATACGTTTGCTTTTCGGAATACTCGACCATGCAGAACAAATTCTGGAACCGTGATGGGGCGTGGCAGAATATTATCGATTACCTTGTTGATCTTGGATACGATTGCATTTCTATAAGCCCTGAAGGTACTTTGCTTAAAAACGTGGTTCAACATAACGGACAGCCAATTGAGCATACAATTGCAGATATTGCCGGATGTGAATTTTATCTTGGCTTGAACCATGGCCCCGCATGGATTGCTTATTCGCTTGGTGTCCCTGCGGTGATGATTACGGGAGTGAGTGAACCGTGGAACGATTTCCCGAATCCGTACAGGGTTTCGAGCGATGTGTGCAGACCGGGGTGTTTCAACGATCCGTCCCTTCCAATCAATCGGGGTTGGGAATGGTGTCCACGAAACAAGAATTACGAGTGTACGAGAGCGATAACAGAAGGAATGGTAATTGAAGCAATAAATCGGTTGAGAAAGGATTACGGGTATGCCTGCGAAATCCAAAAAACAGCGGAGATTGATGGCGATGGCAGAACACCATCCGGAAATGATCTCGGAGAAGAACAGTGGGGTGCTGTCAATGTCAAAAGACCAGTTGCATGACTTTGCGGCAACATCGGAAAAAAATCTGCCTAACCGCAAGCGGAAGGGATACGGGTTGGGGAAGAAGAGAAAATAAGGAGGATTGAAAAATGGCAAAGGGATTTGGGCTTGGAAAACCGGAAGTGGAAACGGAAACCATGGGGCCGTTGACGAAGCTTTATTTGCAGGCAAAAGTCGCAAAAGAGGTTGAAGAGAGGAAAAAAGCAGAACCACCGCCTGCTCCTCCTCCTCCTGAAGAAAAGAAGGTAAAGCCTTATTAATAGGTAGGGAAAATGCAAGGGCAATTCGAGCAAAGTTTGGATCGGTTTTCCGGTCTTGACAATGTACGGGACAAGCACAGGCTGATTCCGCAACCGATTTACCATAAAGGGATATATCTTGTTCCGTTATGGCAAGCGGACAATGTTGAGATCGATGATACTCACCAGTTGAAATCGAGGTCTGGATATACAAGGGTTGCGTCTGGATCACAGATACACTCCATGTGGTCGAACAATGAGGTCTGCTTATATGTGGATGGGACTTCGTTGATGCAACTGAATTCAAGCTATTCGTCAATTACTTTGAGAACCGGCCTGACACCGAATGCGAGAATGTCATATGCGGACTTCAACGACAAAATCTACTACTCGAATGAATTCGAGATCGGGTTTGTAAGGAATTCAACGAACAACGGTGTTGTTGATCCGAGTATGGCGTTCAAGAAAGACATCCCTGCCGGTCAGTTGCTTGCTGTTTACAATTCAAGTTTGTTCGTGGCAAGGGACGATACGTTGTATATCTCTGATCCGCTGTGCGATTATTACGATATCAGGAAGGGATACCGCAGATTCAATAACCGGATAACGATGGTGAGGCCGGTTAGCGATGGAATCTACATTTCCGATGATCGCATATGGTTCATGTCCGGCCCGTCAAACGAAGATTTTGAATTGTCGGAAGCGTATCCTTCTCAAGCATTGCCGAATACTGATGTGAATGTTGCCGGACAGTATGTCAGCGAAGAGGGAATGCAGGGCGTGGTTGCCATATGGACATCAAGGGATGGCATCTGCTTGGGTGATAGCAAGGGGAAGGTCATAAGCCTTACTGAATCAAGGTATGATTATGGCACAGCCGGTACTGCGGGAATAAGGAGGAGAGGGGCGGCGTATATCAGGGAGATAAACAATCAGAGACACTACATCAATTCAATGTATTAGGAGGACGGGAAAATGGCATTCAGACTTTCGACAGGGTTAAGGACGGGGCTTCTTGGGACTTGGGGTTTTAAGGAGCTTATGGACAACGGGTGGCTGGATATTTACACCGGAGCACAGCCGACACATCCGGATTACGTGGAAACCGGCACGAAACTGGTACGGATCAGTTCCACGTGCGGAGCCGGAGTTGATGACGGTTGCAAGTTTGGGACAGCCGGTACGGGGGTTCTTCCAATCGGCGGGGTTGCGTGGCAGGGTGTTGTGCTTGCGGACGGAGTTGCCGGATGGGCAAGATACTATGCTTCTTCAGGAACGGGCGGCCAAACCGGAACAAGCGGTACGGCGATCAGATTTGACTTGTCTGTTGGAGTATCCGGTGCTGACCTGAACCTTTCACATACGAGCCTGACAACGGGTGCTACGCTCACAATTACTGCGGCAAACGTGACTCAGCCGGAAGAATAACGGAGGTGCGTCATGGCTTTTAGAATGAGCACAAGCCTGAAGGACTATCTTTGCACGGCAGGGAT